TGGTAGTGTAAAAAAGCTTAATAGCGGCGGTGACGCACAGTCTGATAAAGAGACTAAGGGCTACAAAGACACCTATGCTACCCAGAAAGCTGAAAACCTTGCTGATCGTGAAGCCATGAATCCCATGACTTACATCCGTCCTCTTGTTAGTAAGGTTAAAGGTCTTTTTGGTTCTTCTGACGCTCCCGGAGCGGTAACAAAGACTAAGGAGTCTACGACTGTTGTTCCTGCCAAGCAGCGCAAAGGTGGTAAGGTTAATTGCTAAAATAAAGCGGGGGCTTCGGCCCCTGCTTTTGATTGGAGAAAAATATGGGTATTTATTCTTCCGCAACGCGCCAAGGTGCGTATGAGCCATTTGAACTGCAAGTAGCCCGTGGGCAAGTTGATGGTCACAAAGCCTTATTTAAGTTTGGCATCAATGGCGATGTCGGTACATCTATTGAAACAGTTTGGGCGCAAGGTGGAACGTATGCATACCCCGCTTCTGCCACTGTAATGAAAATCTCTAGCTCAAGTGCAGACGATACTTCTGCTGGAACTGGCGCAAGATCAATTGCTATTTTTGGTCTTGATGCAAATTACGACGAAATTAGCGAGTCTGTCCTTTTAGATGGGCAAACAGCAGTCAACACTGGCAACAGTTACTTGCGTATTTCTCGTATGTATGTAACCACAGCGGGTTCTGGTGCAACTGCCGTAGGAACTATTTACGCTGGCACTGGCACTGTTACTTCTGGCGTCCCTGCAAACATATACGGCATGGTTGCTATTGGTGCAAACCAAACGCAAATGGCATTTTGGACTGTACCTGCTGGGTACACCTTGTATTTGATGGGAGTTTTCTACACATCTGGAAACGCAACCGCAAATACTTGGACAAACTTTCAAATGAATCAGCGTCCATTGGGCGGAGTTTTTAGACAACAAACTTCGGCTAGGGTTGCTGGTAATGGTGACTTCATTCTTGATTTGCACACCCCTCTTGTTTTTGCTGAAAAGACAGACATTGAAATTAGAGCAATTGCTTCAGCAGGGGCTTCTAATGTGTCTGCTGAATTTGAAGGCATCTACATCAAGAACCCAGACTAACCATGCCAAGCAAATCACCATCTCAGCACCGTTTAATGGCGGCAGTTGCGCACAACCCTGATTTTGCCAAGAAGGTGGGTGTTCCTACAAAAGTAGGAAAAGAGTTTGTTAATGCTGACAAAAAGATGGACAAAGGTGGAAAGGTAAATGCCGCTGGCAATTACACCAAGCCTGAGATGCGCAAGCGTATTGTCAGTAGCGTTAAAGCGGCTGCGGTTCAAGGTACTGGGGCTGGGCAGTGGTCAGCCAGAAAAGCTCAACTTGTAGCCAAACGCTATAAGGCTGCTGGCGGCGGGTACTCAGATTGAAAGCGCCACAGCAATCCCTCAAAAGTTGGGGTGATGAGAAATGGGGTACTAAGTCAGGCAAGCCTTCGTCAAAGACAGGCGAGAGGTATCTTCCTGAAGCGGCTATAAAGTCATTGTCTTCTGCTGAATACGCGGCAACAACTAAAGCTAAGAGGCAAGGTAAAGCGGCGGGTAAGCAGTTTGTGGCTCAACCCAAAAGCATAGCTAAGAAAACAGCTAAGTACAGGTTTTGACTATGGCAAAAAAGAATCCATCACTAGCTATTGGTCGCGGTGAAAAACTTTCTACAAAGCAAGGTGCGGGTCTTACTCAGAAAGGCCGCGATAAGTATAATAGAGAGACGGGAAGTAACTTAAAAGCACCTCAACCGCAAGGTGGCGCTCGTAAGAATTCTTTCTGTGCGCGTATGTCTGGTGTTGTTAAGCACGCATCTGGTGATGCTCCAAGAGCAAAAGCCTCCTTAAAACGCTGGAATTGTCCGGGCTGGTAAATATCAATGGCGACTTCAGGCACTGTTGGTCAGACCGTAATCGATGTTCAGCAGCTTATCGATCACGGTGCGCGGCGATGCGGCAAGTTAGCTGAAGAGCTAACGTCTGAGCAGCAGATAACTGCGCGTGAGAGCCTGTTCTTCTTGCTTTCCAATCTTGCCAATCGCGGTATCCAATACTGGGCGATTACTAAGACGGTTCTTGGTGTTACGGCTAACAAGTACATCTACGCCCTCCCCGTAGGTACGGTAGACGTTCTGAACACGCTGTACAGGACTTTGAATCGTCCTGTGGGCAATTACGCTACCTCGGCTGGCGGTGTCGTCGCAAACGTCTACGATAACGATGTAGATACTTTTTGTCAGCAGACATCCGCAAACGGCAATATTTCGGTCAGTTACGGTACTGACAACCCCATCTATGCTGGCTCTATCGGTTTTCTGCCTTATGTATCAGGCGGTGGATCCGCATCTTGGACGATTACGCTTGAGTATTCTACCGACAACGTAACGTGGTCTACGCTAAGTAGTCTTGGGGCGATCACGGTCTATGACAATCAATGGGTGTGGACGGACATAGATCCGGGTCAATCTGTTACTTTTTACCGCATTCGTGCCTCTAACGGGGCAACTTTGGCTTTGCGTGAGTTCTATGTAGGTAACAACAGCACAGAGATTCAGATGTCACGGCTTAACCGTGATGACTACACGAACCTGCCGAATAAGAACTTTACGTCTAACCAGCCGTTTCAGTTCTGGTTTGACAGGACAATTCCTCAGCCGACGATATACTTGTGGCCTACCCCATCTGACCCTTTCGTTCAAATCACGGTCTGGTGTCACAACCAGATCGAGGATGTCGGGTCATTGCAGGACTCATTGCAAATCCCGCAGCGGTGGTATGAGGCTATCGTGATGACTTTGGCGCATAGGATGGCGCTAGAGTTGCCCGGAGTGCAGGCTGATAGAATTACCTACCTAGAGAAGATGGCTGATAAATTCTTCTTTGATGCGGAGCAGGAAGAGCGTGACAAGAGTCCGATCTACCTAGCCCCGAATATTTCGGTTTATACACGCTGATGCCACGGTTTCTTAGCACCCTCGGGAATGCGGTACTTTCTATTGCTATTTGCGATAGATGCCGTATGAAGAGGGCTAAATCGGTCATGCGGTCTGACCCTAACTTCCCCGGCCTTCAGGTCTGCAACGAGGGATGTCAGGATAATATTGACCCGTACCGACTTGCTGCTAGGCAGACTGAACGCATTACGATTAGGTTTCCTCGACCTGACGCGAACATAGCTGTGGATACAAACGATCTGATAACTGGAGCGTATGGGAACTCTATAATTTCTCCACAGCAAAATACGCAGACGCCCTCTAATACTGGTAATTTGGACTCATTAAGCACTTAACTATGGCTAATATCCAGATCACGCAACTCCCAGCAGCCGGTGCGATTACCGGGACGGAAGCTGTACCTATCGTCCAAAATGGGCAAACCGTCCAGACGACTACGGGTGCTATCTCTGCTTCACCGTCACAGACGCAGACATTCTTGACTGTTGGTCTTCAATCTTCTCTTGCAAATAGTCGGTCTATCGGCGCTACGAACGGTCTAATTACTACTGACGGCGGTGCGCAAGGTCTATTTAATATCACGACCACTGGGGCGTTGTCCTCGCTGGTTAGCTCTAGCGCAGGGATACAGGTAAAGACTAACGCAACTACGTTAATTAACCGTTCTGTTGCGGCTGGTACTACAGGTCTTGCGGTAGCTGATGGGGATGGCATAGCGGGTAATCCGACAATCTCGCTGTCTGGGCAGATGCTCAACATTGCAAATGCCAGCTTTAACGGATTGGTGACCTTATCGACTGGTGGGGCTATTACTGGCTCAACGATAACGGGTACGGCTAATCAGATTGACGTAGCGAATGGAACTGGAGTCGGTGGAAATCCTACGGTATCCATAACTTCAAATCCGACGATTCCCGGCACTGGCGGGGTTGTTTTGCCTGCGGGTACGACAGGACAGCGCGGTACGACGACAGACGGGAACATCCGCTACAACTCCACCTCAGCGGCTTTTGAAGGGGTCAAGGGAGGCGTCTGGACGGCGTTTGCTACTGGGTCAGGTGTTACATCAGTAGCCACAGGTACGGGGCTTACAGGTGGCCCTATCACCTCGTCAGGCACGATTAGCATTGATGTCACGGGCGTTTCTGCTGCAACTTACGGATCTTCGTTGGTTGTTCCTGTCATCGCGGTTAATGCGCAGGGTCAGATAACTAGCGCAACTAACACGACAATTAACGCCGTCACGCTGACAACGGGGACGATTTCAACGACCCCTTCCAATTCAACCGACATAGCGAACAAGTCTTATGTCGATACCGTAGCGCAAGGACTTGATACCAAGGCTTCAGTAGTTGCGGCAACTACGGTAAATATCACGCTATCTGGCACGCAGACGGTAGATGGAATTGCGTTGATTGCGGCTGATCGGTGTCTGGTCAAGAACCAAACCCTGTCGCAAAACAACGGTATCTATGACGTAGCGGCGGGGGCTTGGACTCGCTCGACGGACATGAACACTTGGGCGCAGGTTCCCGGTGCGTATGTATTTGTCGAGACGGGAACTACACAGGCTGACACGGGCTGGGTGTGTACCTCAAACGCTGGCGGGACTTTAGGGACGACTCCAATAACATGGGCGCAGTTCTCTGGCGCTGGATCTGGCGTCAGTTCGATCACGTTTGGCACGACTGGGCTTACCCCTTCTACCGCTACGACTGGCGCGGTAACTGTTGCAGGGACGTTGGCTGTCGCTAACGGCGGCACAGGGCTTACGGCTGGGACTAGCGGTGGAATTCCCGCTTACACGGCAACTGGAACTATAACGTCCTCGGCGCTTCTTACGCAGTACGGTGTGGTGTACGGCGGTGGCGCGGGTGCTGTACCCGTAGCTACTGCTGCTGGAACCACTGGTCAGGTATTAACGGCTACGACAAGCGGTGCGCCAACATGGGCAGCACCTGCAACGTCAGGAACGGTCACTACTGTTGGCTTTACTGGCGGCATCATCACTGTAGCATCACCGACTACGACTCCAGCATTTACGGTAGCAGGCACTTCTGGCGGTATCGTTTATTTCTCTAGTGCATCGACTTGGGCAACCTCTGCCGTCCTTGCTGCCAGTGCGATTGTGATCGGCGGGGGTTCTGGAGTAGCTCCAAGCACTACGACTACGGGTACGGGCGTT